TATTGTTTATTTTTGTGTTTGTGTCTGCGAATATATTTTATTGCATTACCTTCACACCAATCTAACTTCCATGCTTTAATTAATTCGGTTAGTTCTGGTTTATTATCTTTGTAATAGCCTGGACTTGTATTTATCATGGCGTATATATTACCTCCTCATCAGTTAGTTCTCTTGTTGTGACATTAAATTCTTTTAAAATTTTATTTATATCTTCTGCCTTTAAATCTGTATCACAAGAATACACAACAAAAGATTTTTCGTAAAATACTGGTTCTACAAATGGTACAAATTTTGTTTTATTATTCATTTTATGCCTTTCATTTCTAAATATTTTGGAAAATCATTTTCAAATGCTTCCATCATATCTTCATATTTTTTTATTAGTTTATTTATTTTAGTATCAGTATCTTCTACATTATCATCTAAAGATACTACTACTGGTTTTAGTTCTTTTAATTCATCTATGAATGTTTGTAATTCATTTACATACATTATTTCCTCCATTCATTAAGATGACAATTAGCACAATACCAATATGTGCCATTACCATACACTAAATCATCACCTTTGCATTGACAGCCATTCGGCTGATTTTTTTCTTTATATATAATTTTAGATTGTGGTGTTAATGTGTCAAAGTATGTGCCAACTAGGATTTTAGTTTTGCTCGTTTTTCTTTTTTTTCTTTTAAAACTAGAGTACATTCAAGTGCATTTGCCCAACAACAAAATAGAAATCCACTTGGTTTCCTTATACCAACTTCCCATTTTGATACTAAACCTCTAGCACAACCAATCATTTCATCAAGTCTTGATTGCGATAATCCTAGTTTTTTTCTCTGTTCTACAAATTGAGGTATAACAGTATCAAAAAATATACCTAGTTCTTTATTTGACATAGTTTTTCATATCTGAATATTATTCGGTTTGTCAAGCTACGCTGGGGAAGTCTTGTATCAGCCCTAAAGGCGTTACCTGTTAAGTATATCAGCCACTTCCCCAGATTCCATAGAGAAGTAATGGGGTAGTATCATGTTCCATATGCTTTGACCTATTGCCCATTACTCCCTAAAGTAAATAGAGCTACTAATATATACAGGATAAAAATCCCAGCGTTTCACAGCTATTTACTTAATTCCTAGAAAGGCACCTGTTTTTTTGTAGACTACTTTCGCCTAATCTAGCAAACCATTGGGGGAAGTGGATAAACCATTGGTATCTTTTTACAAAGACGTTTCCTATTCAATATATTTGGAAACTCAATCACACTTCCCTAATTCTACTATATACTTTCTTTGTGGGCAGTATAATACCCCTGATTAGTAGTTTTGTTACCAACAGATAACAAACGCTATCTCAGATTACTAGTTCAGTAGAATGTTCATCTAAACTTTTTTTGTGGCCGTTTGCAAAACTTCTAAACGGATTCAGTAGCCACTATTACTTCACTTGCAATATATATTTAGCACTAATATTGAAGTAATTAATTTATACATCACAGAATATTACATCAAAACCCCAATGGGTTTCTAAGTACCAATCCTGTATATTATCTTTACCAAAGTTATATGATTTTGGTTGACTACCTAATGAATAGGCAACACCCCAATCAAATGGGCCTGACTCCCATACAACTTGTATATTATTTGTATTACTGCCAGCCATTTCACTTTCGGTATGTGTAAATTTATTTGGATATGGTTGAGGTTTTGATACTTCAATATCAGGTTTCATTCCATATGCTTTGCAATGTTTAACTAAACTTTGATACATCATTTCTGCTGCTTCTTTTTTATTAATCTTTTTAGTATTAAAATCAGGCAGCCATGCTGGTAATAATTGTTCACTCATTTTTATATCCTCCAAATTCTTTTTTTAGATCTTCTAAATCAAAACCATTATCATTTTCAAGTTTAGCAACACGATCTTCTAACAGTTTAATATCTCTCATGTTTTTAATAACTTGATCTGATAGTTTTTTTATAAAACCATTTTGTATATCAATCATTTTTTCGTTTAATTCTTGCATTACTTTATCCATTATTTATCCTCCTTGTTTAGCTCATGTTGAACATCATGTATGCTTGGTATTAGTTCATGTTCTAATTCTTCGGCTTTGTTTTTATCCCATATATCAACATTAGCCTCACCATACTTTTTGATAAATTCTTCTCTAGTATGTCCTTGTGCGTATTCTTCCATATCTAATACCCAATTACCTATTTTACTCATGCTGCTTTTCCTTTCTTTGGTTTACCATAACCTTCAAATACTTCTATTCTAAGATCCAGATCTAATAATCTACCATGAAGTGTTTTATTACTTTTAGGATCAAATTCACTTATAGCTTTTATTATTCTTTGATCTATTATTTCAATTATTTTTGGTATTGGTAGATGTTTATATATTTGATCATCTATCAATTCTAATAGTTCGGTATTATCCATACTTTGGATTGCTTTTACCTTAGTTTTTTTCTTCGGCATTATTTACTCCCATAGTATAAAACGATAGCCAAACCGACTATCGTTATTATTATCATATCTAAGATAACCATTATCTTAAACTCTCTGTATATTCGTTAATCATGTCAGTAATTTGATCCTCATCTTCTTGACTAGTATCGTATCCATGCATACTTTTTAAATCTTGACACACTTTAGCTAGTATTTCACTAGCAGTTTCATACTCATAATGTTTAACGATTAAATCACCAACTGTACTTTCAAAATCGAAATCAGGTTTCGGTTCTGTTTTGAAGAACGGTTCCTTTTTTTCTGATGATGTTTTGATAGTATTTACATTGCCAAATATTTCACCAGTAGTTGGATCCCATATGTTTCCATTATCATCAACATTGAATACTCTTTTCTTCAATTTAGATAATCCTTTGAGCTTTCGCTCCATAACATTTAGGTCATAGATGTCGCCCATAGTCTTTGCGAAATCATCTGATATAAATAGTCTGTAATACCATACACCTTTACGTTTAGCAGCTTTATATAGTTTACTGTTCAGTAATGTGCTGCCAACCCACATACCTGAACGCCAAGTAGTTCTAATCATACTTTTCTCCTATTATTCGGTTCGGTTAAATTACCACCGATTTGTGGCAATTTTTTGTTTAATCTTCAAATTGTTGATAATAATACCAGTATTTATCAAGGTCATATTGTGATTGACCATGATATTCATATACCCAGTCTTTGAAGCTCTCATATGATTTATATTTGATTATATCTTTTAACCAAATAATTCTCATATATATTCTGTATTTTATTATATTAATCATAGTATTCCTTTATTTACCAATAGAAACGCGCGCGAATTTTTTTTCGCTTTTTGAGAATTACCCCTGCTATACAGCAGGGATAACTTCAGGGCTTATAGTACCATCTTCATTATCAAGAGGTTTTTCTAATTTGCCCATTGTGTCATTGTAAAACTTAGCAAGTTCTTGTTTTTGTTTTGCTTTAATTGTTTTAACTTTGTTTTGTCTTTCTTCACTAGGCAGATATTTAACAGCTTTGCTAGAGTCAAATGGTTTATACTCATCACCTGTTACTTCTTTAAAGTAAATAGTGTAGGCTTTAGCAGTTGCAAAAGCATGATTGAAATTATGCTCTCTGGCTGCTTTTTGCTTTTCAAGTGTATCAAGTTTAGTATTTGCAATCTCTTGCGAACGTGCATACATAGCTAAACTATCAATTCTTGAACTAGCGCCCATTTTATCCTTTTCCCATTTAAGACCATTTTCTGCGTAATTAAGCATTTTATCAGCATATTGAACTTGGTTCATAATGCTAGGAATTATGCCATTCATTAAGTAAGTAAATGACGCTAAGGAATTATTAACTGGGTTTCCTTCTGCGTCAATATCCATTAATTCCGAATGAACATGGATATCGTACATATCTCTTAAACATTTTAATTTAGTTTCAATTAAATCATTTATCATATTATTATTAATCATAGTTTTATTACCTTTCATAATATTAAGTTTGTATGCCTTGTGCATACAGGCTTATGCCTGTTCGTGTGCCATACTAGGAAAACTTAGTCAACATTATCAAATATGGAAAATCGTTCGTGGATAAGAGAGTGAAGCTCTCGTGGCTCCACGAACTATTTTATACAAGAGAATACATGTTTACTTGGTTTTTCTTGTGTGGCACTAGCTACAGTTATTTAATGTATATCCTTCCTATTTATAACTTATATACATCTTATTCTTATTTTATTCATAATTTATTCTTATCTTTTTTCTTTTTATTTATTTTAGCCCAGATCGAAGCCCTTTAGGGCCAAGACCTTAGGCTTGGCTTTAGCGAGAGCTGGAAATAGCTACATAACATCACACTAAGACGAATATGCTTGACATGATTTTATCAATGATTACAATTATCCAACAGGAGCGTGATATGAATAACGACGATTTAACAGACAAACAGAAGGCGTTAGTCGATACAATCGTATCAACAGGGTGCAGTATTGTTGAAGCTGCAGAAAAGGCTGGATATTCAACAAAAATAAGTAGAGATAGTGCAAGAGTAAGTGCAAGTCGTACACTACGTCTACCAAAAGTACAGAAGTACATGATGGAATGTGTATCTAGAACGATAGGACTAGGTGCTGTAGTAGCGTCTAACAAGCTAGTCCATCTCAGTAACAACGCTAAGTCTGAATACGTACAGCTAGAAGCAAGTAAAGATATACTAGACCGCGTAGGATTACGAACACCTGATAAAGTAAACCATCAAGTGGTTGGAGACGTAAAGATAAACATTGATCTAACGTAGTAACGAACAGGGGGGGATTAAAAATCGTCGAGTCCACGACGATAAACATGTCATACACACAACAGAGTTAAAAAAAGTAAATCAAATGTGCGTAGACAAAAATATTTCTAAGATTTAAGGTAAATTGTCTTTAGACGATAAACCAAGAGAGGGTTTCTCTCACGCCTTGCAAGGCAAAAAGAAAGAAAGAAGATGGCTAAAAGAGGATTATACGCGAATATAAATGCTAGAAAAAAGGCTGGTACTTCTAGACCTAAGTCTAAGAGTACAATATCAGCCAAATCTTATGCCAATATGAAAGCTGGATTTCCAAAAAAGAAGAAAAAGTAAATGAGTTCTCCAGCCTGGCAACGAAAAGAGGGTAAAAACCCTAGTGGGGGATTAAATGCCAAAGGTAGAGCTAGTTATAATAGAGCTACTGGTGGCAATTTAAAAGCTCCGACCAAGAAAAAGGGGAGCAAAAGAAGAAAATCATTCTGTGCTAGAATGAAAGGAATGAAAAAAAAGCTGACTTCGGCTAAAACAGCTAGAGATCCTAACTCTAGAATAAATAAATCACTCAGAGCTTGGAACTGCTAATAAGTGAATTGAAATAAATATTTTATTTCTTTATAGATTGTAGTTTACCCAAACAACAATTATAATAAAGGAATGAAAGAAATGACCATAGATGATTTAACGACTACTGTAAGAGAGCTTCAAGACGAAGTTAAGGCAATTAAAGAAATAAATAAAGTTTTGATGGATAAACTTGGTAAAGCATATGAAGATAGAATTGTCTTGCGTAATAAATTATCTAACGTTAAAAAGAATCAAGAAAGAGAGGTACTAAATGCCTAAAGTTGGATCTAAAAAATTTCCATATACAGCTGCTGGAATGAAAAAAGCAAAAGCTGCTGCAAAAAAATCAGGAAAAAAAGTTGTCAAGCAAAGCAAAAAGAAAGGGTACTAGAGTAGAGAACGAAATAGTTAAACTCTTTCAAGCTGAAGGATTTGAAGCTAGACGACAACCTCTTTCTGGTGCTATACAAGCATTCCCTCATGACGTTCAGGTGGCTGATTTGTTTGAGGGAACGAATATAGAAGTTAAAGCTAGAAAAAATGGCGAGGGCTTCGCCCAATTAGATAAGTGGAAAGGATCTGCTGATCTTTTAATATTAAAGAAAGACTTTTCTAATCCAATGGTATATCTTGATTGGGATTTATTTAAGGAGTTTCTCTATGAGTATAGACAAAACAGACGACGTAACGAATCTGGAGAACAGGCAGCTGTTCAACATTTCTCTAGCAGAAAGACGGAAGCTAAGAGCGATCGTAAGAAAAGTACATCTAAAATTCCTTCCAGAAAGTTTGATAACGGACAAGGAATGCGACAAATTAATAGAAAGTCTTGGCCCAAAAATCAGAGAAAATTTGCTAAAAGTAGCGATAGACAAGAATCTAATATAGATGGCACAACTCAATTACAAACCAGATGGCAATACCTTAAAAGCATTTCTCAAGGGAAATGAATTTTTTAGGGGTTTACGAGGGCCAGTAGGTAGTGGCAAGTCTGTCGCTTGTTGTATTGAGGTACTTAGACGTGCTTTACAACAAGAAAAAAATGCACAAGGGAAAAGAAAAAGTAGGTGGGCCGTTATTCGGAACACTAATCCGCAACTTAAAACGACTACTATCAAAACGTGGTTAGATTGGTTTCCTGAACAAGATTGGGGTACATTTTCTTGGTCAGTACCTTACACACATAGAATAAATGTAGGTGAACTAGATTTAGAGGTCATATTCTTAGCTTTAGATAGGCCTGAAGATGTTAAAAAGCTTTTATCATTAGAACTAACAGGCGTATGGGTAAACGAAGCCAGAGAACTTCCTAAGAGCATTATTGACGCTTGTACTATGAGGGTAGGTAGATACCCTAGTATGCGTGATGGTGGTGCTACATGGTATGGAGTTATTGCAGATACCAACGCACCAGAAGAAGATCATTGGTGGCCTATTATGGCTGGTGATGTTCCAGTACCAGATCATCTCTCAAGAGATGAAGCATTAATGTTAGTTAAACCTGATAACTGGAATTTTTTTACACAACCTTCGGCTATGAAAGAAAAAAAAGATAAAGAAGGTACATTAGAAGGATATGATAAAAATAAACTATGCGAAAATCAAAATAACCTAACACAAGATTATTATTCTAATATTATTAAAGGTAAAACAAAAGGTTGGATAGATGTTTATGTAATGAATAAACTAGGATCTTTAGAAGAAGGTAAACCAGTATATCCTAGCTGGAATCAAGAAGTACATTTATCTTCTGAGGATCTATCGCCTGGCCCTTTACCAGTATTTATTGGTATAGACTTTGGATTAACACCAGCTGCAGTGTTTGGTCAAAAAATGCCTAATGGTAGATGGCTTATACTTCAGGAGCTAGTTTGTTTTGATATGGGTATTGCTAGGTTTAGCGAACTATTAAAACATGAAATAGCAAAAAATTATAGAAACTTAGATATAGAAATATATGGAGATCCAGCTGGAGATTTTAGAGCGCAAACAGATGAAACAACACCATTTCAAATACTGCGACAAAATGGCTTAATGGGTAAACCTACACATAGTAATGATGTAGCTCTTAGAATAGAGTCAGTAGAAGTTACACTTGGTAGATTAATAGAAGGTAAATCAGGATTTATATTAGATCACCGGTGTATAAATCTTAAAAAAGGTTTTAATGGTGGTTATTTCTACAGAAGATTACAAACATCTGGTGATAGGTATGACGAAAAGCCAATGAAGAATAGATATTCCCATGTCCATGACGCATTACAGTATATGATGTTAGGAGCTGGTGAAGGTAAACAATTAATATCAGGAAAAACAAAAAAACCAACTGTCGTCAAAACTAGAAGTTGGAATATATTTGGTAATAAAAAAAGAAGAAGTGTATGGCAAAACAGAATGAATGGTTAGTTTATTTCTACGAAAATAACGATTACCATAGACATACAAAATTTTTTAAAAAAGGATTTAAGCATTGTGGAGTAATGGGTTATGATCCTGAAAAAAAAATATGGTTAATTGCTGAGTTTTTATTTGGTAAATTAAATATAGAATTATTAAATGAAGAAGAAGTAGATAAAATATTTAGATTAATACAGATGAAAAAAGGACATATAGTTAAAGTGCCAGTACAGAATAAAGTATCTAAATTCCCAGTTATTATGGGATCTTGGATAAAAGAACATAGCTGCGTTAGTTATGTGCAACGATTAATAGGCTGGTCTAGGTTTTGGATATTTACACCTAATCAGCTATATTGTGCGTTGAAAAAAAATGGTTTTTGTGAAATAGACTTATAGATATGGGTGCATTTCAGAAACCAAAGTATAGAGAAACTGCTGCAGATAAAGCAATTCGTGAAGATATTGAAAAAAGACGACAAGAAGAATTAGAAACACAAGAAAAATTAGAAGCAAAAGAAGCAAGAAAGAAAAAAAGAAAAGCAAAGGGAATGTTAGGTATGAGATCATTATTCTCTAGAGCTGGTGGAAAAGGATTTTACCAAGAAGGAAAGGAAATATAATGGGTGCAGAAAATGGAACAGGTAGTTCAGGTTCTTCTGGAGGAGGGGGTAATAACAATAATAACAATAATAATAATCAAGCTACCCAAATTGCTAAAAAAGTTAAAAAACAAATTGGTTTAACAGCAGTAGGTGGTCTTGGCGGAACTAATCAAGGATATATTGCTTCAAATTTAGAAGGACAAGATAAACTTTTTTATGGAAAAGAAGCAGCTGAAGCTGCTAAAAAAGAAATGGCTAATGCTGGTCTTGGTACATATAATGAAGCAACAGGAAGTTTTCAAAATGTTGTAAAAGATCCTAAAACTGGAAAAATGAAAATTGTAAATACTGGAGCAACAATGGGTGCTGCTATGGGTACTGGTGAAGGAACAGTAATGGGTCAATTACCAATATCAAAAGCTATGTTTGAACAACAAAAAAAATTACAAATGATGGCATTAGCTCCATTATCTTTAATGGCTCCTTTCCCAGTTTCAACTGCTTTAGGTCTTGCGTCTAATGAAGCAAGAAAAGCACAATATGATAATTATATAAATACTTTTAATCAAGGTTTTATAAGACCAACATCATCTTATGGAATAACATCAAGTCAATCAAACCAAAGAATAACAGATACTAAAGCAACTACTGAAACAGGAGAATCTAGTTTTGTTGAAACTGAAGCAGAAAGAGCAAAAAGAATGGCAGCAATATCTAGAAGAAGTGAAGCACTTAAAGGCAAAAGGTCTTTTTTTAGTGGAGTTAAACAAACAATAGCAGGTCAATTATAATGGCATTTATACCAGTAGCAGAAAAAAATATTTCAACAGGATATACTGACGGAAAATTTAAAAATTTTTTTAAGAAATATCAAGACGCAGAAACAATCTTTGATCATTGGAAAGATAAGTATGAAGAAGCATACGAATATACAATGCCACAAAGAGAATCATTCTATGAAGAAACAGTAGGAGAAAGACGTACTGATAAAATATTTGATGAAACTGCAGTAGTAGGTATTCAAGAATTTGCTAGTAGATTACAAGCTGGAATAGTTCCTACTTATGGAAGATGGGCAAACTTTGAAGCTGGATCAGATATACCTGATGATCAAAAACCAGCAGTTAATGAAGCATTAGATGAAATAACAAAGTATGTATTTGAAATATTAGCTGGATCTAACTTTAACCAAGAAGTACATGAAGCATTTATGGATTGTGCTATTGGTACTGGTGTAATGCTAGTAGAAGAAGGTGACGCATTAAATCCAATTAAATTTACAGCTATTCCTTTGCCTAAAGTTATGTTGAACAATGGGCCTGATAACAAAGTAGATACAGTATTTAGAAAAAGACAGATAGCATATAACCAATTAATGACAGCTTATCCAAAAGCAGAAATGTCTGAAAAGATGATGAAAGCTATTGAGAACAATGAAACAAAAAAAGCAAACATAGTTGAGGGTGTTTACAAAATTTATGATGAAGCAAATACAGAAAAATACAAATATTGTGTTGCTTGTATGAATGAAGAAGAAATAATTTTTGAAAAAGAATTAGATGGAGTTGGCAGCAATCCTTATATTGTATTTAGATGGAATAAAGGATCAGGAGAAGTATATGGTCGTGGCCCAGTATTTAACAGTATGGCTGCAATTAAAACAACTAATCTTACAGTAGAATTAATATTACAAAATGCTCAAATGAATATTAGTGGTATTTATACTTATGAAGATGATGGTGTATTAAATCCTGATAATATTAATCTAGTGCCTGGCGCTTTAATTCCTGTAGCTCCAAATAGCAGAGGACTTACACCTTTAGCTGGTGCTGGTAGATTTGATGTAGCTCAATTAATATTATCTGATATGCGTCAGAATATTAAAAAAGCATTATATATGGAAACACTTGGTAGACCAGAAGGTACGCCAATGTCTGCTACTGAAGTATCTGAAAGAATGGCAGATTTATCAAGACAAATAGGATCTTCATTTGGTAGATTACAAGCTGAGTTTGTGACACCTCTACTTCGTAGAGTAATTAGAATATTGTCTAAACAAGGCAGAATTGAGATACCAAAAATTGATAACAGAGAAGTAACTGTAATATCTCAATCACCATTAGCACAAGCTCAACATCAACAAGATGTTGCAGTGGTTAATAATTTTAATGCTATCCTAGCTCAAACATTCGGCCCACAAATCCTTAATATGATTGTAAAACAAGATGAAGTAGCTAGATATTTAGCAGATAAACTAGGTTTACCAGAAAAATTAATTAGAGATCCTCAAGAACAACAAGGATTAATTCAAGAGTTGCAAAACATGGCGCAACAGTCTAATATGGCACAAAATGAGTTGGGAATCCCTAGTCAACCGCCACAAGGAGCATAGAAAAGAAACATCTGAAATAGATCAAACATTTGCTAGTGTTTTTTCTGGGCCTGATGGAAAAAAATTATTGGAATTTTTTGATAGTATTGTTATGAATGTTACTATTAATCCTAATGCTGATAGTAGAGTATTATGGCATTTAGAAGGGCAACGATATATGCTGCAACAAATTAAGAATAGAATTAAACGAGGTAGAGAATGGCAGAAGAAGAAGTAATTACTCAAGAACAAACTGAATCTAGTAAACCAGATTATGTTCAAGATAAATTTTGGAATAAAGATACTAATGAAATTAATATTGAAGAATTATCTAGTAGTTATAATTCTTTAGAAAAAAAATTAGGAGCAAGAACAGAAGATCTATCTAAACAAATTAGAGAAGATATAGCTAATGAAGTTAAAGCTAATGTTCCTGAAAAGTATGAAATTAATATGCCTGAGATACCTGAAAATATACAAATGGACATTAATCCTGAAATGCCTTTATTACAATGGTGGTCAGATACAGCTAAAGCTAAAGGATTATCTCAAGAAGAATTTAACAAAGGTATAGAAGCATTTGTTAATAATGAAATATCTTCATTACCTGATACTGATAATGAAAGAGAATTATTAGGTGAAAATGCTAATCAACGTATAGAAGCTGCTGATCTTTGGAGTAAGAAAAATTTATCAAGTGATTCTTATGAAGCTATTGCAGAATTTGCAAGTACAGCAAAAGGTGTAAAAGCATTAGAAGAAATAATGAAACTTAATAAAGACGCACCAATACCACAAACAGAAACAGCTATTGAAGCTGCTCCTAGTTTAGAAGATTTACGATCTATGATGAAAGATCCTCGATACTGGAAAGATGGTGAAAGAGATCAAGCATATATAAATAAAGTTTCTGCGTTATATGAAAAGTATTACGGATCTCAAAAAGCGAGTTAGAGTTAAATGGAGAGACGCCATATCTCATGCTGAATGGCTAAGTCCACAAGAAGCTATAAAGTTTAAACCAGCTATTAATACTACTGAAGGTTTCTTATTAATAAAAAATAAAGATGTCGTTATTTGTTATATGTCATACAATGACACAGATATAGGTGATACAACTGTTATTCCACATGAAAACGTTGTTGATATTTGTGAATTGAAAATTCCTAAAAAATATGGCAGTAAGAAATAAATAGACCTCTAAGGCCCAAGATATGCCTGAAAAGATAACATATCAAACTCCTGTGAGACAATCTAGGTAACAACTAAGCAAACACGGAGGTTTAAATGTCTGCTTCTATTACTAATGCTTTTATCACTCAGTTTGAGGCTGAAGTGCATATGGCATATCAAAGAATGGGTAGTAAGCTAAAAAGCCTAGTGCGTACTGTAAATGGAGTAAGTGGCGAATCTGTAAAGTTCCAAAAAGTAGGAACAGGAGAAGCTACTACAAAAGCTAGACACGCAGAAGTAGTTGCTATGAACATTTCTCACACAAATGTTACTGCAACTCTATCTGATTTCTATGCGTCTGATTACGTAGACAAACTAGACGAGCTTAAAACCAACATTGACGAAAGATCTGTTGTTGCAAATAATGCAGCATATGCTCTTGGTCGTAAAACTGACTCAATCATCACAGACGCTATGAGTTCTGCTACTACACTAGCAAACAATGCTGGTGCGCAAGGTGGTACTGTGGCAACTGACATGAACGTAGATAAGTTCCAAGAAATGCAAGCGCTTTTCGGAACTAATGATGTTCCTGATGATGGTTCAAGATACTGGGCAATCGGCCCTAACCAATGGTCTAACTTACTAGATGATGATCAATGGTCAAGAATGGAATACATTGGATCTAACGAATTACCTTTCTCTGGTATGAATTACACAGCGAAAAAATTCTTAGGTTTCTTAGTATTTGTTCATTCTGGTCTAGATACATCTGGCTCTACTGATAGACACACTATTGCATGGCACAAGTCATCAATGGGTTTAGGTGTAGGATCTGAAGTTAGAACTGAAGTAAACTATATACCTGAAAAGGTTTCACACTTAATGACTTCTTACTTATCTATGGGATCAATTCTAATTGATACTAATGGTATTAGAGTACAGAAGTGTGCAGAATAATAAGGAGATATTAATATGGCTTATGCATTAGCAAACCCAATAAAAAAGGCTTGTCAATTAGGCGATACCAATTCTCTTTGGTATTATACTGATGGCGATGCTATTGGAGATATAGATAATGACGATTACTTTATCTTATCTTACAAAGAACTAACCGCTGGTGATATTATTATTGTAAATAGTGGTGGATCAAACGCAGTTGTAGATATATTAATTGTATCTGTAAATGACGGAGGTTCAAACCTAAATACAGTATTATTAGCATAATTATAGTGGGGGATTTTTATCCCCCATTTAATTAAAAAATATGACAGAAATAAATAGGATAAAATTATGGCAATAAGTGCAGCATTAGGTGTAGGTAAAAAAATAGTAGGTAAAGCTATTAAAGCAGCTAAGAAAAAGAAAAAAGATTTAGAAAAAACTAAAGCTGGTAAAAAAGTTAAAGAAACTGTTTCTAAAGCAGCTGAAAAAACAAAAGAACAAATAAAACCAAGTATTGAAAAAATTAAAAAAGGCGCAAGAACAGCGTCAGTAAAAGTTCGTAGAAAAGCTGGCCCAAAAGTTAGAGAAGGTGTAAGAAAAGCTGCACAAGTCACTGCTGCTGGAGGAATAGGTGCTGCTGGAGTTGCTGCTGCAACTGCTGCTACTCCTACTCTTATGGGAGCTGGGGTTGGGGCTGGTATAGGAGCTGGATTATCTAAAGATCCTATGAAAGGTTTAAAAAAAGGTGGTATTATAGGTGGAGCATTAGGATTAGCTGCAAGTGCTGGATTAACAGCATCAATTTTAAAAAAATCTACTCCTGATGAAGCTCAATATACAACAAAAAAAGACGCTGGTGGAAGTTTTGTAACTCAATTAGGTAAAGGAAAAAATGCAAATATATTTACAAGCTCTAAACAACTTACAGGAAAAGATTTAGATATTGTTAGAAAAGGTATTGCTATTATGGATTCAATACTTTTAAGTGACAATCCAAAATCAAGACAAAAAGAATTTATGGAAATAGCAATGTATTTAAGTGCAAAACATGGAATTACATCAATACAAGGGGCTAATTTAAATGTTGTTATACCACAAGGATTAAATGAAAAAGGAAATAGAAATCTTCTTGTTAGACATGAAGGAAAATTTTAGTGTATGGCAGTAACCAAAATAGATATAGCTTCAAGAGCATTAGTAATGATAGGAGCAAATCCTATTTCATCATTTACTGATGGTACTACTGAAGCATTAGTTACAAATACAATTTATGAAGAAGTAGTAGAGTCTACTTTAACTAGACATAATTGGAGATTTGCAACTGGACAACAACAACTATCTTTATTAGCTGACGCACCTACTGGTAGATTTGAATATGCTTATCAAATACCAGCTAATCCACAATGTTTAAAAATTTTAGCTGTTACTTGTAATGACGCATTAATACAATATCACAGATACGAAGATAAAATATATTTAGATGGTTTCGGATCACAAAGCACAGTTATAATGGATTATGTTTTTAGACAAAGCGAAGATCAATTTCCACCTCATTTTAGATTAGCAGTAGAATATAAACTAGCTAGTATCTTTGGTGGATCAGTAGCAAGAGACGCAGCTCTAGTTAGAGAGTTTGATCAACTAAGTGAAAGACAATTATTAATAGCTAAAAATACTGATTCACAAGAAACTACTACTAAAACACTTTCTACTGACAGATTTATAACAGAAAGAAGAAGCAGTCGTAGTGGACTTGTAGTCGGATAATGCCTAGAAAAATAAGACAAGTATATACTAACTTTTCTGCTGGAGAAATTAACAATTTGCTTAATGCTAGAACAGACGCTAAAGCATATTTTGAAGGTGGTAAACAAGTACGCAACTGGTATCTATTAGATGAAGGTGGTGTTATGCGTAGACCAGCAACAGAATATTTAGCTACTATGCCAGCAGAATGTAGAATAATTCCTTTTATATTTTCAGATGATGAGGTAGCAATATTTGCACTGTCTAACAATCGGTTAGATGTTTATTCCAGTGCTGGAGCTGTAATTCAAAGCAATATTACTTCTAATTGTAATTGGACTACAGCTCAATTATTTCAATTAAATTTTGCACAGTTTGGTGACACAGTATTTATTACACACAGAGATAATCCTATTAGAGAAATAAAAAGAACAAGTGCTACTTCATTTAGTGTATCTGCTTACGCTTTTGAAGAAGATGATAGTGTAAGTGCTGGTGGTGTAAATAAAAGTTTACAACCATTTTATAAATACGCAGATACAACTACAACATTAACACCAGCTGCAACATCTGGAACTGGAGTCACAATTACTGCTAGTGCTGATACATTTGTGTCAGGACATAATGGAACATATATTCTTATTGGTGGTAAACAATGTAAAATAACTAATTACACAAGTGCTACTTCAGTAGATGTCACTATATTAGAAACATTAGCTGGAACAAGTGCTGAAGCAGACTGGGAAGAACAATTAATATCTTCCGTAAGAGGTTATCCTCAAGCTGTATCTTTTCACGATAATAGATTGTGGTTTGGTGGAGTAAGAGATAAACCTTCTGCTATTGTAGCAAGTGAAATAGGTGGTTATTTTAGTTTTGATTTAGGAACTGGTTTAGCAAATGAAGGTATTAATGTTGCTATTACAGGTGATCAAGTAAACGAAGTTAGACATTTAGTATCTTCAAGAAACTTACAAATATTTACTGATAGTGGTGAATATTATGTACCAATATCTTCTCAATCTGCTGCTATAACTCCAGCGAGTATAGCATTTCTTAGACAAACACCTTATGGCTGCAACAGAGCTGCACCTATACCTTTTGATGGTGCTTCTTTATTTAGTCAAAAAAATGGTAAAGCAATTAGAGAGTATGTATTTTCTGATGTTGAACAAGCATATAGATCTACAAGTGTTTCTGTATTAGCTTCTCATTTAATTGATACACCAAAACAATTATCAATGATGACAGGTAATGAAACTAAACCAGAACAATTTGCTTTTTTCTTAAATAGTGGAACAACTGATGATGGTAAATTAGCTGTGTTTCATTCTATTCGTGATGAAAAAATAGCTGGTTGGACTATGTGGGAAACACAATCTGGTGATAAGTTTCATAGTATTGCAGCATTAAATGATCAATTATTTGTTATAGTAAAAAGAGTAGTACCTTCAGGTACAAAATATTTTTTAGAAAGATTTGCAAATGATGATAGTATAACTCTTGATTGTTCTACTACTACTACTGTATTTCAAAAAGGTACACCTTTAGTAAATGGTGCTAGTCAAACTGGAAACTCATTATCAGTAGATGGATTTAGTTCTGCACCACAAATACAAGAAACTTTTACTATTGCTGGTAATGCAACTAAATATACCATTACTGCTGTAACACAAACTGCTGCTGGTTATGATTTAACACTAGATCAAAACTTAGCTGTTTCTCCAGCAGATAATGCAGCCATAACTGTAGTAGATGGATTTATTCATACAGTAAATGCAATTTATGAAAATACAGACAAAGTATATGCTGTATATGGAAATGGATCTCTTGGAGAATTTACAGTAAATAGCAGCAATAGAATTACACTTACTTCTGCACCTTTTCCTACTGGTACTAGAGTAGGATTTAATTTTACTCCTATATTAGAAACTATGCCAATAGATAAAGAAATTGATACTGGGCCATTAACAGGACAGCCAAGACGAGTAAATAAAGCTATTGTAGATATATCTGGTGGTTTAGATATTACAATGAAAGCACAAGACTTAGAAGCTAAAGAGCTAGTTATACAACAAGTTGATTTTACAATTAATAGTGATACAACACCAGTAACAGAAAAAAAGGAATTTAATTTTTTAGGTTATAGTAAAAGTCCAACAATTACTATTAGCCAAAACGATCCTTTACCATTAAAGGTATTAGGAATAGCTATGGAGATACAATTCGCATGAGTGCTAACGCTTCTACAATGTTTGCAGCTGCAGCAATAGTAAGTGCAGTAGGTACGGTTGCTAGTGTTCAAGCACAACGTAAAGCATTAGTAAGAGAAAATTATAGATTAGAAACAGAAAAAAAATTAGCAGCAGTTCAAGCATTAGAAGAAGAAAATGCTAGAAAAGAAATGTTAAATAATACGATTGCTCAAAATTTAGCATGGCAATCTATATCTGGGTATGCAGATGATAGTAGAAGTTTTTTAAATATAAATGCTCAAGCTAAAGATAAAGCAAATAAAGATATAGCTAATATTAGACTAATGGGAAAAAATATTCAGAATAAATATTCTTCTATGTTGTATGAAAATAAATACAAAGATCAAGATTTAGTATTTGGAGGTTATATATCTGCTATTGGAGAATTAACAACTGGATATGCTCAATATGATTATTATGGAAGTGGTGGAAAGGGGAAAAAGGCTTAATGGCTTTAACAACTGGTAAAAGACAAGTAACTACTACAGCTTCTTCTGTAGCAAATAGAATGGGTGTTGTTCCAGCTTACACTGGTGATCCAGTTTCTACGATTGCAAAGGTTGCAACAGAAAAATTAGATTTTTTTGCTAAACGTCAAGCTGCATTAGAAGAAGCAAAATATAAAGCTGACTTAGAAATTAAAACATCAAAATTTATAAATGATAAAGCTAGAGAATATTTTAATGATCCAAATACTTTTACAAAAGTAACTGACTCATACATTGATTCTTTAGTTACTGAAGCACCAACAAGATATAAGTCATGGACTAAAACTATGATTTCTGGCAAAGCTATTGTTAAAGGTGAAAGAATATTTGCTAATAGAATTAAACAAGATCATGATGACGCAATAAAATTACAAACAGAAAGAGTAAGAACTTTTAATGAAGAAACATTAGAAGATTTATTTGATATGGCAACAGTATCGCAAGGCGATCCTGAGTTAAGAAAAGATAGTGTATTAACAAATAATATAGACGATTATCATAAAAATGTATGGCTACCTAAAGTATCAGAAATGTATAAAACTCATGTAGAAGTATATAACGCAGCATATCCTGAAGATAGAAATGCTATGCTTACACCACAAGAATTTTTAAGAACAATGCAAATTTCTTTTGAGCAGCTAAGAGTTAATACTAAAGTAAAAAATATGATTGATAGTGCTATGTTAGAAATTACAGAAATGGGTGGTGATTATCAAATAGGTAATGATAAAATTAAACAATTAAATTTAACAATTTCAAAAATGTTAAATGAAGAATATATGAAAAATCCTCAAATAGATGTTTTAGATGGTAAATCTACTTTAGTTAATACTACTAAAGATGAAAGAGGTGCTATTATTGAACAAGCTAAACAATTTATGGAAGGGCATTTAGGAGTTTATAATCAACAATTAATAAAATATGAAAGTGAAAAAAAATTAGCAATAGCAGATCAACTTAATAGTGATTTATATGGTTTTGTAAATAACCCTGATGATTATTTAAATATAACACAAAATCAATTAGAAAAAAATATGATTGATTTAGAATTAGATGAAAATAAAAAAATGCAATATAGAAATGCATATCTTGGAGGACAATTAATTCATGAAAGTATAGGTAGAAATTTGCAAAATTTTGTAGGAGATAGTTCTGGTATTAAAATGGACACTTTTTCAGGACAACTATTTACATTGTTAGATCAACAACGTTATTTAGAAGCTCTTGGTATTAGTAATCAAGAAGATCTAAAAAAATTAGTTATTCAACAACACATGAAAAAAATATTTCCTAGTTTAAAAGAAGTTAAAACAGATTCTGGTACGCAAACATATATAGTAGGTGGTGTTGATGATATAAGAGATACTTGGCTTGGAACTGAATCTGTATTTACATTAGATGATAGTGGTAATACTGTTTTAGATCAAAATCAAAACGCAATAGCTACTGAAAAATTTAATACAATGACAGCTTATGCAAAAATGATAGGTGAGCCAATACCGCAACTAACAAGTTTTTTTAATGACATAATGAATATTAATGTAAAATCTGAAGCTGATTTAATGAAATTAGATAATGCTGCATTTATGGTTAATTATTTTATGGATACAGATGGATTTGAATTTATGTTTAAAGGATTAGATGGTGATGTAAAAAAGAACATTTTAAAATTACAAGAATATCATAAATTACGTCATGCTGATTTTGATAGAGTAACCAGAATAGATGTAGCACAAAGTTTTTTTGAAGGTTTGAAAAAACCAGATACTACAAAAAGTGGAAAAATAAAAATAGCTATGGATAATTTTATTAATTATGGAGAAGAAGGTGATGAAAGTGCAGATCAAATAGATCTAAAAAAAATGGTAGATGAATATATAGCAAAATATCAAGATAGAAGAATTATAAGTCCAGGCACAGGTATTGGTTTGCTAGCAGCTACACCAGCTTTTACTTCTTTAGCAACTGGTGAAATGACTTTTATACATGGTGATGGAACTGTTGATAGTATGGAAGTAGACGCAAATAAAGTTAGAAAAGTTATAAGACCTTATTTAGATATTTATTTAACTAATATGTTTGAAGATGAAAGTTATGTAACAAAAGAATCAGTTGAAAAAAATTTAGAAAAAGCAATGAAATTTATAATGGAAGATTTTGCTAATGATGGATTTAATTGGAAAGTTTTTAGTGGGGATAGTTATAGTGAGTAATGTAGAGCAATATAGTTTATTTGATCATTATGGTAAATTAGGTTTTACCAAAAAACAAATACAAGATGATATGATATTTACTTTACAAAATAGATTAATGAACATGAGTGATACACAAAAAATTGAATATGGAATTAATGAAGAATTTTTTAACAAAACAAATTTATTTGATATGTTTGACGCTGGAAGAATAAGAGCTGTATATGATGAAAAATCTACTGAACCATATCCTACTTATAATTTACAAATTGATTTTGATGGTGATGGTGTATTTTCTATTGTTCCTAATCCTAGAAATACAGCAGTAAATTTTAGACCTATGAAAAGTGGACAATTTGCAGATAGTAAATTTACTAGAGAAACTTTTTTTCAAACGTATTTTAAAGAACAATATGAAACTATGAAATCTGCTATGCCTAGTGATGTAAGAGATTTTTTAGCTGCTAATCCTTGGGCTGATGGTTTTCTTGAATCAACAATAACTGGTTATTCTAGATTTGCAGAATTTGATAGAGAATTTACAGAAAAGTTTGCAAATTTTATTGATGATTTTTCTAATCAAGAAGATAAAGTTGGAGCGCCTAGTGTATTTAAAAAAATAGTAAGAACTGTATTTGAAAACACAATAGGTTTTGACGCTAATAAAGATAGATTAGAATTTCAAGTACAAGAAGCTCAAAGAGATTATATTAAACAAGCTATGTATGGACAGGTAAATGAAAACAATTTTTTAAATAATCCTTTCTTAGCACATATATATAAAAATGAAGGAGCATTTAGTCATTCGGTTTATGATCCTATGAACAAAGATACTTCTTATGAACATTTATCAAAAATGGAAAATGGTAAATATGTTAATGATCCAACTATAGGTTATGGATTATCTTTAAATGATAAATGGGTAACAAATCAATTAATTAACAAAGGATATAATATTGAATCTTTATTAAAAGGAGATCAAAAATTAAATTTAAATCATGGTATGGAAATATCAGTAAATTACATGAATATTAAAAAAGATGATTTAGTTAATTTTTTTGGTGAAGATTTAGCTAAACCAGAAAATAGTTATTTAATGATGGCTTTATTAGATTTAAGTTATTTAAGTGGCTTTAATGTAGAAGGTAGTTTTATTGGAGACAGAATGAAGTCAGCAGTAAAAGGTGCTTTAACTGCTAAAACAACAGAAGAAAAATTAGGATTTTTAGGAAATTTTGCTTCTTATATTCCTAGTGATTTATTAGAAGAAAATAAAAAAGCATATATTGGATATGATAATGAAAAACAAACTTTTGCAATGTACCCTGAAGCTACAATAGCACAAGAGTTATTTAATGATAGTTCTAGATATGGTCAGTATAAAGGAAGATTTTTAAACAATTATCAATTATTACAAATGTGGGCGCAAGGTAGTTCTACTGCAGCTTCTGTACCAACATTTGATTTAGAATTGCCTTCATTAAATGAAGATGAAAATATGCCAGTTATAGAAATAAAATAATGCCTGACGTATATATTGCTAGTGGTAATCCTTATTATCAAACTTATGATGATATATATAATCAACAAAACGAACAACCTACAGCTTTTAATTTTGTAAATATAGCAAGAGGTGTTCTTGATGAAAATGTTGTAGCGATTGGTGCTAAAAGATTAGTACAAACTGTTTTTAATAATAGACCAGATTTATATGAAGTTGATATAACTTACGATCCTTTTTATGATCCACAATTACAACCCTATAAAGAATTTATGGGTAATTTTTTACATTCTAATAGCAAAGAACATACAACTTATTTGTTAGATAGATTCAAAAAGAAAATGAAATCTATAAATGGAGATCCAGGCTATATTATTGGAAGAATACTTGGAGGTCTTACAGATCCATCAAGTATATTTATGTTTACTAAAGGTGCTAATCTTTTACTTAAAGGTAGTAGATTAAAACGAAGTGTATTAGGTGGAAGTATTATAGGTGGTGAAGAAGCTATCAAAGGCTATCTTGATGATACAAGAACAAGTGCAGAAAGAGCTACTATTACTGCTGCTGGATTTATAGTTCCAGCATTATTTCCATCAATAGCTAATGGTAAATCTGCTAAAAAATTTGATAAGTATGCAGCTATGTATGATGAACAAGACGCATTTGCTGCTGGCACTACTGGTGCTGCTGTACCAAGAAGTACCAGAATACTTAAAGAAGAAGATATACAAGAAATGAATAAAATAGCTCCTACTGGTTTAGGTATATTTGGAGAACAAGGCCCATACAATCCTGTATTTAGAGTAATGAAACAAGGTGTAAGTGAAGCTCAAGAAATGATGGAAAGAATGTTAGAGCTGCCATTATTCCAAAATAAAAATTTAAAAGACATGATAACTAGACCAAGTGTAGAACGTAAAATTAAAATGAGATATGCTCCATTAGTTGTTTCTACTACAAAAAAAATAGAAGCTGCCTACAATAGTTATCTTGCTAGAAATGGAGCTAAGAGTCAAAACTTTTTAGAAAGAAGTTTAGATACAAAGTTTGTTAAAAAGAAAGCATACTTTACTCCTAAAGAATTTAGACAACAAATTTGGGAATATAAAATGGGAGCAAGGTTTGGAACACAAACAGTATTTGATGAAGATGTAATTACTGCCTCAAAAGCTATTGATGATTTTTATAGAACAATAGGTAAAGAATATGAAAGTTTGCAAATACCACAAAAAGCTATGCAAAAACATATAGATTATCTTCAAAGCATTTTAGATAACATAAAATACAGAAAAGATTATTCTCCACTTATTGAAGAATTAACTCTTACAATAGATAAAATGCAAAAAAGAATAGAGTATGTAAATAAAAATGGAGCATTATTAGATAACTATATTAATATTGTTTATCGCAGAGATGTTATAGACGCTAATTTTGATGGTTTTGTAAATACATTAAGAGTAGCGCTTAGAGAAAGAAATCCATCTATTACTAATGATGAAATACTAGATATTGCAGAAGGATTTAAAGGGTATCAACCTGTAATAGCTATGCCTAATATAGCTGATGAAATTAAAATTGCTT